ATGGCTGGGATAATCTGGACGAACTTCCGCAATCCATTGTCAACCTGGTGTCATTGTCATCCGGCGGGGCAAGGACGATCAATTACGATATTCGCCGGACTGCCGGGACGACAAGCAGAAACGAAGATAACGGGCTGGTGGCGTTCTCGGTGGCGTTGGCGGCGGCGGGTCAAGTCCCGGTCAACCAGACAACGGAAACAGACACGGCGCAGGCGCTTGCGAAGCAAAAAATAAAAGCCGCGGCACAAGCACTTGAGACTGATCTTGCGCAGGCGCTTGCGAAGCAAAAAATAAAAGCCGCTGCACAAGCGCTCGAAACCGATACCGCGCAGGCAATCACCAAAATAAAAATAGTTGCAATGGGACAGGCCGCAGAGACGGATGCGGCACAGATCATCACAGTCGCTGGCAACGAGACCATCGTGCCTGTCAACCAGGTCACGGAAACGGATGCGGCGCAAGCGATCACCTTTGTCAGTGCTGCCCCAGTTGCGCAGGTCACGGAAACCGATACGGCGCAAGCGATCTCGGCACAAAAGGTCAAGGCAGTTGCACAGGTCACGGAAACGGATGCGGCGCAAACGATCTCGGCACAAAAGGTCAAGGTAGTTGTACAGGTCACGGAAACGGATACTTCGCAAGCGATTACTTTTGTCAGCGCTGCTCCAGTTGCACAGGCCAACGAAACAGATCTGGCACAAGCGATCTCGGCACAAAAGATCAAGGCAGTTGCACAGGTCACGGAAACGGATAGTGCACAGCCCATTGAAGCGGTTTCCGGGACACTAGTCCAGCAGGTGGAAGAGACCGACCTAGCGCAGTCCATCACGCCGCTGAAAATCCATGCGGTTGCGCAGGTGACGGAGACGGATACGGCACAAAGCATCACCATGACACAGGTGGTGGTAGTCACCCAGGTGGCTGAAACAGACCTGGCACAATCGTTGTTCCCGCTGAAACGTGTTGCTGTGGTGCAAGTCATTGAGGTAGACCTGGCTCAAGGTTTCGATATATCGAAATTCAAATCCATCGGGCAGGCTGTCGAAACAGATCTTGCTCAAGCGGTATCCCTGCTCAGCGGCGAGATCCATTATGGCGCAACTGTGCGAGGACGAAAAGCAGACCAGTTGGTTGGTACGCCAGGCGATCAGGTGGTCGGTGTGAGGACGAGGAATATATGAGCCCCCTTTGCCCTACGGGCATTTCCCCCAAATGCGATCCTTCGACTACGGCGACGAGCATCGTCTCCGCTCAGGATGAATTTAGGGGAAAGGAAGCGGAAAAATTATGACAGTAGAGCTTGATGCCATCGTTATCAATAACTCACAGTCCTTCAGGGTGAGTGTGTATGACATCGACGGTGCCACGCCGTTGACGCCATCGTCATGTGTTTGCGATGTGTGGAATAAGGACACGGGCTCACAGGTGGCCACTGCCCAGGCTGGGACTGTTGGAAGCGGCTACGCTCAATATAACTGGGCGGGTCATGCAACGGCGGGACGATATGAAGCCCTGTTGACGGTGACGATCAGCGCGGGCGTGATCAAGAGCGAGCATTTCCTGATCGAGAACCTTGCGAAGCCACCGGCTCTGACACTGGCGCCCACTGGAAACATCGGCAAGTTGAGACGGATGACGGCAGAGAGGATCAATTCAAATTATTCCGATGCGGACATGACCGCTTATATCACGGCCTGCCCGGTGACTGACGAGAACGGCGAGCCGCCACGCATCGCATCCACGACGGTACCAGGAGAGATGATGGTGAACCCGGATTGGACTGCCACATACGATTTGCATGCGGCGGCGGCAATGATCTGGGAAGAGAAATCAGGAAACCTGGCACCGAATTATGACTTCGAGGCGGACGGTGGAAGTTATTCACGAGGACAGGCGTTCACGCATGCGATGCAGATGGTGAGGTTCCATACGTCGAGACGGAATCCGAAGACGATCACGCTGGTACCGGACCTGGCGAGGGAGAGGACGAATGAGACAAATTGACTCCCCTGCGGCCCCCCTGCCTTCGGCATCCCCCCAAATATCCCTTCGGGAGTATTTGGGGGGAGAGGGAGCATGTGAGGTTTGATGGCAACGTTAACTTTTTCAGCAGATGAGTTGAGTGGGATGAAGACGGCACAGGAGGCGCATATGATGGATGAGGTGGTCCGCATGGCGTGGTCATCTGCGAAGGATGCGTTGAATGCCGATGTGCCCGCGTGGACGGATGGCATCATACTGATGTGCGGGATCGATATGACAGGCGGCTCAGAGCAACGGGATGGAGGCAGGATCGTGGTGCGATGGGATGTGCGGATCAGGCTCCCGCTGGGTACGACGCTCGATCTGCGGGACCGCTTCCGAATCAAGAGCCGTTTCGGGCAGGCTGTTTTGAGCGGCACGGTGTATGAGGTTATTACGCCGCCCGAGGAAGGTCCGAGCGGGATCGTGTTGAATTTGAGGAAGGTGGAGCCGAGTGAGTAACCCCCCTGCCGCTAAAGCGGCATCCCCCCAAATATCTGCAAAGAGCGCAGAGATTTGGGGGGAGAGGGAGTATGTGAGGTTTGATGGCAAATAAATTTGTGTCTGGCGAGGAAGAGTTGATCAGGAAGCTGCAGAATTTGCAGACGGAAGTGCCGGGGGGGATGGGGAAGGCAATGCTGGCAGGCGCTTTCGTGCTGGAAGGCTTCATTAAGCAATCCATGCAGGAAGGGCACCATGGCCGCATTTATCGCAGAGGCGGAAAGGTGCACCAGGCGTCCGCGCCCGGTGAAACACCGGCAGTGGATTTTGGGAACCTGATCAATAGCATCGATTCGTCCCTGCTCGATAACAATGCTTCACAGGTGACAACGAACGCCGATTATGCACCGGCTTTGGAGTTTGGAACCGCACGCATGGCGGCGAGACCGTTCATGCGACCAGCAGTGGACGAGCACGAAGGTGAAGTTATAAGCGCTGTACGCGCAACCATCCTGCGATTGGTCGAAGGTGCGACAAGATGATCGAGCAAGGATTGGTCACTTACTTATTGGCGAATGCAGGTCTGACGGCGTTGATCGGGACCCGACTGCATGACCTGGTGCTGCCGCAAAGCCCGACCGTACCGGCGATCGTGTGGCAACTGATCAGCGACCCAGGCGAGCAGACGCATTCGGGACCGGCACAACTGGCGCATCCACGGTTTCAGTTCGCGTGCTGGGCGAAGACGACCCTGGAGGCGGTCCAAACGGCAAAGGCTTTGCGCACGGCGTTGAACGGGTATGCGGGCGCGATGGGCAGTGAGGAAGTGCACGGTGTTTTTGTGCTGGACGCGCGAGATTTTTTCGACCCGGAAACCGGCCTGCGACGAAGAATTGTAGATTATCGGATATGGCATAAGGAGGCATGATGACGAAGAAGAAGATCAGCGAAGAGCAAGAAGCGGTCAGCGACCCCCCTGCGACTAAAGCCGCATCCCCCCAAATGGAAGATCCTTCGCTTCGCTCAGGACAAGATTTGGGGGGAGAATACAGTAGTGGAGGGTACAGCATTGGAAAGTGGGCAGGGATGGAGCAGTATCGATGCATGCATTGCGCCTTCGATACGCTGGAAAAAGGTGCGATGCTGGAACACCTATTCTGGGTGCATTCCATTATTTCAGACGATCTAAAGGAGGATCAGTAAAATGGCTAGGACAACGATCAACAAGACGACCCCATTGGGAGGGTATCCCACACTGCCGCTTACGGTAGAGACGGCTGATGTCGTGTTCACCGCGGCAGACGTAGCGAACAAGAATCAGTTCACAATGGAGCATGGAGATGTCGTGCTCGCCTGGAACAGCGGCGCATCGCCGTACACGGTGACATTGACTTCGAGCGCGGATGCACGCAAACGCACCGGCGACATCACGGCGTATTCGCTGGCGGCGGGGGACATTGCGGTGTTCGGTCCGTTCGAGCAGGATGGGTGGAAGCAGACGGATGGATATTTCTATCTCGAGGCGAGCAATGCTGCTGTGAAGTTTGCGATTCTGCGGAAGGTATAGGCCCCCCTGCCGCTGAAGCGGCATCCCCCCAAATATCCGCAAAGAGCGCGGAGTATTTAGGGGGAGAGGAATAATTTAGAAAAGGAGAACAAGCATGGCAACTCCGGCAGATACGAAAGCAGCTTCACAGGGGGCAGCAAGCCACACCTTCCGCAAGTTCAAGGATGGCGATCAGGAATGGCCATCGTTTCAGGCGCGCATCTTCGAGGCCGACCATACGGACAAATGCCCGACGTACGTGCACAAGACGCCGCCCTGCCAGGCGAGCTGCCCTTCCGGAGAGGATATCCGCGGCTATCTCAACATCGCCCGCGGCATCGAAAAGCCCCCCAAGGGAACGACCTGGCAGGAGTACGCCTTCCGCCGCCTGACCGACGCGAATCCCTTTCCGTCCGTCATGGGTCGCGTATGCCCCGCACCGTGCCAGACCGGCTGCAATCGCAACGTGGTGGAAGACTTCGTCGGCATCAACGCCGTCGAGCAGTTCATCGGGGACACGGCGCTCAACGA